CGGTATCGCTTTAGTCCTGGTGGCGCTTCGACAAGTACGAAGAAAAAAGACTCAGAAATCCGCAGACTAATAGCGAGATTGAGTCATTGCAGTGAAGAGTTGGCTGGTGATCCGCTTCTTGGCGAGATCCTAGCGACTGTCCCTGGATTGCAATCATTCCTAACGGAGGATTGTAGTTCTACAGACTCCTTTCTGTTGACCATTCATAGGTCACGATTGGACTTCGTCTCGAAGGACGCTGCAGCGATGCGAATAATAACCATCGAACCCGACATGAACAAGTTTGTTCAGAATGGGTACGGTGATTGTCTTCGCGCTCGCTGTAAACGTGCAGGTATCGACCTCAGCGACCAGTCCCGTAACAGGGAGCTGGCACGCCTAGGGTCTATAACAGGCGGTATAGCAACCGTCGACCTTACCAATGCTAGTGGACTCTTAGCCCTCGGGCTAATTGAGCACACCTGGCCCCCAGACTGGTTTGAGACTTTGGTCTCGATTCGGTCCGGGTACACCTCATATGAAGGTACAACTTTCCATATGCAGGCGTTTGCTGGGATGGGCAACGGAACGACTTTTCCTGTCGAATCCATCACGTTTCACTGCCTCGCTGAGGCAACGATGGAGTATCTAAGGATTGTCGGACCTGTTTCCACGTATGGTGATGATATCATCATCCCAGCTGCGGCCTTTCCCTTCTTTCGCGATGTTTTGCGGGATTTGGGACTCGAAGTAAACTCAAAGAAGAGTTTTGCTCATGGTCCCTTTCGGGAAAGCTGCGGCGCAGATTGGTATTCGGGATATGCAGTAAGGCCTGCGTTTCTACGCGGAAATATGTCATACCGGCGCCTCTACCTCCTCCACAATCATTATTACCGTTGTGGGGACCTTGAGGCGGCTGGATGGTTCCTAGACTTGATTCCCCATAACTTTAGGGTTTTCGGACCCGATGGCTATGGAGACGGTCACCTTCTAGGTGACTGGGAAGGTAAAGTCTACTACCACAGGACATCCGAGGTTACACTTGCTAAACGCTGCAAGTGCGACTTAATCGGAGTTCCTCATGGTAGGGAATGCTATACTGCAAAAGCGGCCAAACACCGCACGAGCATGTGGACATTCCGAACATATGGACAACAGACACGCACGAAGTACTACGTGTCTAAGGTGGATTACCTTATTCCATCCTATTCCATATACATTGGCGCCAGGCTTCTTAAGGACGACCACTCTTCACCCAGATGGGTGCCCTCTGACCTTCTACGCAGTATTACTGACGTCGTTGGAATCAGAGATGTGGAAATCCCGTCGGTACCTGGGAGCTCCCCGTTGTTCAGGGGACGCCGCCGCGCAGCAGACGAACTGCCACCAGATTCCAGTGCATGGGTAATTGGAACTCCCATGCCTGGGGCCCAGGGAAGCAGACTCCTTACTGTCTGCACCTTTGAACGACCTTCGGGCATCTAAGTGATTAGACCTCGGAGCTAGTGTTCGATGGGGGGTCGTTGACCATAAACAGTAGAATGCCG